ACCGGGGGGATAGAGCTGGGTAGAACCTGTAGCCGTAACCGCGTCTCCATAGAAGAGAGCGGAGCCAGTCTGTCTTTCTGCCATCTGTTCTCTCCTTACAAAGTCGGGTTAATAGAAGTAAAGGCTCCCTGCATACGACGGTTGTTGCAGAGCAACTGGAGGGAAGCCGTAATACGGGAACCGACAATGTCCTGGTTCGGGGTAACCGGGAACGGTGTCGAGGTGAAGTTGTCATCCTTGTGGACATACAGCTTCAACCAGGACGGGTTCAGGAAGAACATATGGTTATCCGCATTTCCCGCACCCTGACCAGAAGTATTCGGATCAGCGAAGACCGGGGCATCGTTGAACATGACAGCCCGGAATCCACCGGAGACCTTCTCGGCCTCTCCGAACCTCTGGTTGGTCACCAGGAGGGACTTGTACTTCCCCAGGACCGAACGGTTGGTCACGATCATCTTCGGAGCATCGTTTCCGACTGAGAGATTCTCCCAGAGATCATCCATCAACCGAAGGGTAAGAGTATTACCCGTATCGATGGAGGAAGCCCAGACCGAAGCGTCCGAGGAACTGATGTTATGAGCCGTACCGGAAGAAGCCACGATGGTCCGAAGACCGGTGATCCCGGTAGCAGCGTCCGCATTCGCGGAGTGAAGGTCGGTACTGATCTTCTGGGCCATGGTCAGGTTACCCACCTGGACCTTGGAATCGAGAAGATTGACCACCGCTTCTTTCCCGGAAGCACGAAGAAGTTCATGCCGGGAGATCACGATGTTCACATAGTACCGCTTCAGATCCGCCTTGGCGGCGGTATGCTGTTCGTTCGGCGTGGTATCCAGGATATCGTAGTTCGAGAACGAACCAGCCGCATCCACGTCATCGTAGACAATCGGTTCCTGGATATGGGTTCCCCCATCCAGGATTACCTGACCCTTTTCCTTGAGCCAGTAAAAAAGAGGGTTACTGTCAAAGAAGTTATCCGCTGCGCTATCTTCAATTAGCGCATGGGTCATCGCGGCAATCTGGTCATACGGAAGAGCCATTGATTACCTCAACTTTCCTTTTGGATCAATTCAATCAATCTAAACCGGACAGATCGATCTTCTGGTCTCTTATGAGTTGATCGATATGTGCCCGGCGCTCCCCACCGGGAGCACTTGAATTGAACTTGGATCGGACCTTTTCTCCACCGACAACCGGTTGAGTCGTACTTGCACCACGGGCTTTACGGATTTCCGCTTCCTTATCGTTCAGACCCTTCTGGTAAAGGTCTGCTCCCTTGCTCTTCCAGGCCCACTGGGTAAAGACATGTTCAAGGGGAATATCCGCATTGAGTTTCTGGGAAAGATCCGTAGCCAACTGGTATATCTCGGTAATGTTGGCATCGGTCAACTCAGGATGAGCTCTCTGTAAAGCCTGTGTCTCGAATTGGAGTTCCATCTTTGCAAGACGAGAATCATCTTCAGAGTTCAGTCCATACTGGGTTTGACCAGGAACTTGAAAGTTTTGTCTGGCCTGTTGCCCGGAAAGGTAACTCTGAATCTGTCTAACCAGTTCGGGGTCTTGTCGGATTTCTTCCATGGCCTGTTTGTACCTATCCGTAGACGTTTTATACTCGGAGTATTCCTGGGATTTCTGTGTGAAACCTTTCTGGAGTTCCGAGTACGCGTTACGAAGGTCTTCCAGGCTACCGAAGTCCTTTCCCCCGGCGGCAAACTCGCTTTCAGAAACAACTTGTCCTTCACCTTGCCCCGCCTGGACCTCTGGTTCGGTCTGCTGGTCAGGTTCGGCTTGGGGGTTTTCCGTCTGCTCGTTTTCCATGATACTGTCCATCTCCAAACTCAATTCATCTTCGGGGGAATCTTTCAACGGGGTTCCCCCATCCCCGGTAAAAACTAGGCAAGCTTTTCAAGAACGATCATGTTTCTATGTTTCTCTCTCCTTGCTCCGGTAACGAGTATATAACACTCTACCCGGTTGTCAATTCTCTCGCATATCGCTTCACAATCCTTGAGAATCAATACGGAGTCAACCTTGAGTATATCTCTTTCCATTTCCCCTACCACGATCCAACTTGTTTCCTTGTTTGGATCGAGGGGTGGATAAACTTTGTAGGTGGCCATCCATATTACCGTCCCGTTTATTATGAGTCATACCAGGTTTACCCGTTCTGTTCCTGGAAGATCAAATTCATCGAAATCAAGTTCGGGATCCGGTCCAAGAGGATCGATATCTTCAATCTCTCCCGATTCCAGTTCAATAGCCAGGGGCAAAGCCATTCCCGGAACGAAGTTCCTGGATACACCCCACTTCCCCCTGGCCAGGGAAGCGATATTTTCCATCTCCTCCATGAATCCGGAAGGGATATCAGGAGGAAGGAAAGGGACCGTGGAGAGTACATCTTCCGGATCTTCTGCTGGAATCATTCCAGGAGGTAGACCGGTCATACTTCTCAAAGCATTTAGTCTGGCACTAGGCATCCCGCCAGAACCGGAACCAGATGGTATATACTCCTGGTGTGGAAGAAATGGATTTGCACGATGTGGTGGCAGACCCCGTGGTTCCAGACCCCGTGGTTCCATTCCCGGTGACCGACCCCCTGGAAGCAGGGGACCCGGTGGCATTCCCTCCAACGGTTGATTAAAGGGGTCATAAAATGGATTCCGTTCTTTGGGGAAACCCTGCGGGAACCTCCGTTCCATATAATCTTCCGGTGTATCTACCATATCACCTGTCCCCTTCACCACGACCACCACCATCCCTTGCCGAAATGGCCAAAGGATCGGATCTACGCAGAGACGGATCAA